ATGTTGGCTGTGCTGTTGATAGCGTCTTGGACTTGGAATTTCTGACCAGATCCTGTCAATGCGTATTGATAGGTTGCCGCCACGGTGGTGACGGTGATGTCAGTTGACAAGACGTTCCAGCTAAAAGCATCTTCTACTTGGCGCTTGGCGTCATTGACAAATTTGCCAATCAGCGTGGAGTAGCTTGTCTCGGCATTGGTGGAGACTTGCGTTTCGCGCAAGCGAATCAGCACATCGTTGATCAGTTCAAGGAATGTCATCGGGTCAACCCTTCTTCTTCAAATGTCGCTATAAAACTGAATGTGCTTCCCGACTGAGTAGTTATTTTGAGTTTGTCGTCTTCTTCCAAAACAATATAGGCATTACCATCAAACTGTAAATAGCCTTTTGACGTAAAGTCGTAGCTAGTCAATATATCAAAGGTGGTACTGGTACTTGCATCAAACCATTGCACAGTAATGTGCTTAGTAGACCCACCTGTATTGTGTATATACATTACAGTAAATTTGGCGTAATAACCCTTTGGGCAGGTATAGACTGTGGTATCTACTGCCGCTGTAGGACTAACACCAACCGACAATGCTCTCATTTTTTGGCCTTTTTAGCCTCGGACAATGCAATAGCAATTGCTTGTTTTTGAGAAGTAACAACCGGGCCTTTTTTGCTTCCCGAGTGCAATTTACCACTGCCATACTCAGTCATGACTTTGGCAATCTTCTTCTCAGCTTTGGTCTTCATTTGCCGCGACCAGACTTCATGTGTGTTGCAGTGCGCTGACCCCTAACAGGCAACTTAGGTTTGCCAACTGCCACCATGATGGTGACAGGTACGCCTTTTTTGGGCGGTGCTTTTGATGGCGTTTTGGGTTTACCGTACATCATGATTTTTTCCTTGGTTATTCGGTTGCCAGACTCAGACTTTTGCGGGGTCTGCCCATTTGACGTTTGATAGGCTCTGGTTGGGCCTCTGCTGGCTTTTGTTCCACCAGCCGATACTCAGGGTGCGCCATCATTGTCTTGATGTCGTAGGGCTGCGTAAAGGTCACAAAGTTCTTGCTTTGCAAACATTGGAAAGTAGCCATATTTCCCTTTAGATGGGGCGGTTTTTAGCCGCCCCAGAACTTACACCATCCGAGCAACGACACAACGCACGGTAGTGCTTGCCAAGTTCACAGTTGTACCAGATTCGTTTTGGAAACGAATTGATACAGTATCAGCGGCTGACACATAAGGGTCAACGCTCAGTCCAACCAGATCAACACCCATCGAAAAACCCAGCACAACATCGCCCAGCTTGACGCCAGGCACAGCAATTGTGTTAGTTTCACCAGCAGCGTCTATCAAAGACGATGCGTCAAGCGTAGCGACAACAGAAAAAGTATCCGAAAACAAGCCTCGGAATTGATCAGTTCCTCGACGCGAAACTACAGCGGTAGCAGCAGCCATTTTGATTCTCCTTTAAGTTTAGACGCCCCCAGCCGTTAGGCAAGGGGCAATCACATTAGGCCGGGACAATCAAAGCGAAGGCAGACGCCGACAGTGCAGCACCAGTCGATGCAGCAGCGCGGAGGTTGGCAACGCCATACAGCGTGTCGGCGGTGTACAGCGTAGCAAGGTACTCTTGCTTGTACTGCACTTGCGAACGCACTGCAACTTGCTCAACCAGCACCATTGCATCACGGTGTCCCATCAGACACACTCGGGCAGCGTTTGTACCACTGGTGGTATCGCAGTTGCTAGAGGTGTAAACAGGGATGCCGTACAGCTGCCCGATTTCGCCGTTGCGAATCGCATTGCCGTTGCCCACAAATGCCTGCTCGGTGTAACGCGAGAGGCCCATCAGCGTGTTACGGCTGGAGGGTGGGATAAGGAAGAAGCGATTGTCCATCGGCGTGTCGTTGTCGTCCAGGCGCTGAATGGTCCGGCGAATGGCAACGTCAGTCAATGCAGTCTCGTTGTTGCTGGCAGCAACATAGGCACTAGTGCCATCGCCGCCAATGAACGAACCAGTTGCATAGGTCGAGTTGCCAGCACCACCGTTGAAGCTGCGACCCAACTGCACCAAATCGGTATCCACTTGCTTGGCAAGTGCATAACCCGCATCGCTGGTGTAGAAGTTACGCAGGCTGTTCAGTGCTTGTGCCTCAACAATGTCTTCGATCAAGCGGCTGTACTCATAGTGCTTGTTGATACTGATCGTGACTTCAGTCTCAGTTGCAGCAATCAGAGTGACGGCAGTTGATGCAGCCTTGGCAGACGCAGAACCGCGAGTCGGGGCAGGAACGTGAACAACGTCACCTTTCTTGCCTTTGAAACTCATCTTCATCACGGCATTGGCAAGAACCAAGTTCTTCTTGTACGCCGCAACAATTTCGTCTGACCAAATATCGGGGATAAATGTAGCCGCCGTAGTGACGGTTACCGCAGGGGTGGGAAATGCCATGATAAAACTCCAAAAAAAAGGTTATTTCACTCGCCCATCAGCATATGCCGCCATGATTTCATCACTCAAGGCATCGTACCGATTGGGATCAGTCATCTTCAATCGAATGAGGTCTGCCCGTCGGTAAACTCTTTTTCCGCTTTCGCCAGTGCCGCCAGTGTCAACGGTTGCTGCTTTCAGTGCCTGGCTCCTGACTTGTCGGCTTGACTCATCAGTTTGCTTGGCCCTGACGCCTTTCAATTGCTTGAAGGTGGTCAACAACTCATTGGCACTGTCAAAATCAAACTCACCATCAGCTTTAGCGTACAGCCCCAGGCGGACTGGTGATTGCTTCACCCAATCCACAAACCCCTGGTCATTTGCCACCTGGACAAAATCAGGGTGTTCTTGCGTTAGCTTCTGCTGCATCTGCATCTTGTTGAAGTCAACGGCTGCTTGCCGTGCTTTGACAACATCAGGATGCCTGTCAATGGTGTTTTGGACTGCCTTTTGCGGGTTTTCAAAAAAGTCAACTTCTGGTTCATCCTCAACAGGTAGTTGCTTTGGAGTGAGGTTTTGCTTAATCAGTTCGTCTGCAAGTTTTCTGACTTCGCCAACTTCTTGTGCCTGCTTGCCAATATACCTTTCAGCTTCTTGGTGCATTCGCACAACTTCTTCTAGAGACTTTGACCGATATTTCTCGGGAATCTCATTGGCTTTGCCTTCTTCAACTTCCAGTTCGCCTAGCGTCTCATTCTCTTGGTCAACTAACATAATATTTTTCCTGCCGTTTAAGGTTGTAGGACTAGCGCGGCATTGCTGCTTATGCGCTGGCTTTTCGCTCTGATTTCAGCTTATCAAAGTGGCTCTTTTCAAACTTACCGTGCGCTGACGGGAATGAACCTGACCACCCTTCTAACCGAAATGCTGGCGCTTGCAAAGCACGGTGAGCTTGCCCACCACACTCGCACTGAACGGTTTTTAGCTCATAACTGACAAACCGATCAATCTGGTGTCCGTTTTCACAGACAAATCCGTAAATTCTGTTCATTACAACAAATCCTCGTAGGCTCTTTCACTAACTTGCTTCAGATTTTTTATCCAAATCAGGATAGACAACTCGCCTTTTTTGAATTGTAAATCTTTTTCATCTTGGACATTACTCAAATTGTTGATGGATGTGATCACGTTGTCAACATCCTCCATCAAGTCAGCCCAACCAGGCTTGGAGAAAAGATCAAACCTATCGTCATAGTATTTCTGCAATTCTGGAGTCATCTGTCACTCACAATAGTCAAAGTTAAATACGCTACTAGCCCAACAACAAACGCCACCAGCGCGGCCCACAGCCCAATGTTGATAATGTCGCTGATCTCCTCTGCTCTTATCGCTTTGGCTTGTGCTGCTTTAGCCTCTGCCGTTTTCCGTTCTGTCACCATCCGGTTGCGCTCCAGCATGATGGCGTTCCATACATCATCATTACCTGTCCAGATCAGCATCTGTTTCAATTCGTTCTCAGCATCCTGAAGTTGCTTGAGTTGCATCACCGTTTCAAACGCCACAGCTGTATCGCTCTTGCCAAAGCCTTTGGGCTTTTTGACCGACTCTTTGGCGATAACGTCCTTCGCCTCAAAAAACTTCATCAAGTCGCCAGAGATGG